TCGGCAACTCACTGCCCAGGTATTGTACTCTACAGCAGATGCAATCGCCCGCTGATTTTTTACACTCTCAAACCACACTTTGATCATGGAAATGTATCTTACTCCTGATGAGATTCTGCAACTGGTGACAACCGGTGTTTGCACTCTCACTGATGATCTGTTGATCAGATTAACGCCTAATGTATCAGAATCTTATGAGGATTCTGATTGGTACAATGATCCGAACAATGTGATGAGTAAGTATCACTATTGATGACCATGAAACGTTACCTTTCTCTGCTCATTGTGATGTTATCATTGTGGGCAACACTTCTCTCTCACATTGTCATTCAAGCGGAGCAACATCTAAAACAGTATGATGCTCAGTTTGCAAAGATGGCCCGTGGTATAAAGTAACTGATGCACAGTTAGTTACACTTTACTGGGGCATCATAGGGTCGTGGTGTGGTGCCTTACTCTCTACAGATGCCCCTCTAAAGTGTAACTAACTCACTGTGCCAGTCACCGGACTGTCCACTGCCACCCTGGCATCCTGGCAATGATGCTCTAGGATACGTTCAAGCGGGGGGGGAGAGATCCTCACCGCCAAACCACACCCCGAGACCCATCATGCTCACCACTGAAACGTGTTTCAAGTCTCCTGAATTCATCACATTTTGTGAGGAAGTAGAGCGTGAATGTGAGAAAGTATTCTCTAACAATTATGCTTCACCTTCCTACTGTTTTGATGATGGTTGGCAACTGGAATTGATTCTGGAATTGTACAACAATGGTTGCCCGATTCCTGATGCTGTGAATGAAATGTGTGAGGGTATTGAATCTGAGGCAATTGATGCCTATTTGTCTACTCCACCCTGGGATCGCTGATTCACATTTAGGGGGAGACAATCCTCCCCCTTTCTTCACTCTAACCACACCGCAATTCTGATCATGGCAACTGCAACTCTGAACGGCAATCCTACAATCAAGTGGGAGTATTCTGGTCTGGAGGATACAGTTAAAGTGCTGATGATGATCAACCGCAATGGTCATCAGAACGCCGAAACAATGGCATCCTACATTAGAACAATCGCCTACAATTATGCTTGCAAGTGTGAATGTTATGGTGAGCGTCCTTCGATGACAGGAACTGGCGGATGGTACGTTACACTTATCGCAGATGAATCAGAGGATTATGATTATGTTGCTGAGGTCACACTGATGCCTTATGTTGTAGCAAAGCACCTGGGATTAAGGGAGGTTTGAGTTAATTAGTGGGCGGCAGTTGTTGATACTCTGCCGCCCTTATATTCGTTCGTGCGTTATGACAGTTCCCGCCGTGTTTGGGGGCGCCCGTATAAAAACTCATGACTCCCCTAACCTACAAAGTGTTACGGACGCGATCGATCTATAAGACTCACATCATTTCAAAAAACCGGGGGCCAAAATTCATGATAAAATACCTTGTGATCTAAAAAATTTTCCCAGAAAAAAATGGCCCGTAGACCTCAACCAACATATCGCCCCCAGAACATGTGCTGGTCATGTTGGTACACATGGTATCCGCGTGGCAAAGATTATTCACTGAGATGCCCCAACTGCGGATCATCGAGAACTGGACCTGATATCACACTATTCATTGCACTACTTGGACTGGTCGGAATATACTTTGCAATTACATACTGGTATATTGTAATACCTGCATGTATCTTTCTATTTTTGACTTCCAAAATTGCAAAATAATATATAATTTGAGAAAATCAAAATATTGTGTGTATAAAAAAATGAGAAAAAATGAAAATTCTTTTCAACCAGTTCAAGTAGACCCCATCACCGGCGAATACTATGTTATAATTCCTGAATGGATTGCAAACGAACTTTCATGGTATGAAGATACCGAAATCAAGTTTACTCTTGATGGAAACGAAGTGGTGCTATCCGAAAAAAACTGACATCTTGACAAGGACTATATAATGAGTTATGATTCTGATGTAATCGCTTTCTATTATGGCTAAAGGATTTACTGTTAAAGCAAAAGCACCGGTTGCAGCAAAGCAACAAACTGAGGAGTGGGATTATGATTTAGCACGAGAAATGATTCGTGGTAAGTCCGTTGTATTCTGTCTTCCTGGAAGAGGTGTTTCATATACGTTTTTAAAGAGTTTTGTACAACTTTGTTTTGATCTTGTACAGAACGGAGCTAATATTCAAATCTCGCAAGATTATTCCTCGATGGTTAATTTTGCACGTTGCAAGTGCCTTGGTGCGAATGTTCTTGCAGGTCCTGATCAGATTCCCTGGCAAGGTAAACTGGCATATGACTATCAACTCTGGATTGACTCTGATATTGTGTTCAATTCCGAGAAGTTCTTCCAACTCGTTCTGTTAGATAAAGATATCTCTGCAGGTTGGTATTGCACTGAAGATGGTCACACGACTTCTGTTGCACACTGGTTGGAAGAGGATGACTTCCGTAACAATGGTGGAGTCATGAATCATGAAACTCTGGAGAGCATTCAGAAGCGTCGTAAGCCTTTCACAGTTGACTATACTGGTTTTGGATGGCTTCTGATTAAGAATGGTGTCTTTGAGCATCCTGAGATGAAGTATCCTTGGTTTGCACCGAAGATGCAAGTTTTCGAATCTGGGCAAGTACAAGACATGTGTGGTGAAGACGTTTCTTTCTGTCTCGATGCAAAAGATGCAGGATTCGAAATCTGGTGCGATCCACGCATTCGTGTTGGTCATGAGAAAACTCGCGTAATCTGATGGCAACATACAATATTCTTTGTAAGGGAAATAAAATTTATTCCAGTCTTACGGAAGAAGAATACTTCGATAGAATGGAGGACCTGGCAATTGAGTATTATCAGTCAGGTTCTCCTCATCCCAACGACCTTGAAACCGAAATTATTGGAGATTAATTATGGCAGTTAAAAAATCACTGAGTGGTTCGAAAAACAAAATTGAATCGAAACCCAAAAAGACTTTGCAGGGCATGGGTGCTCATACGAAGTATTCCGCAACGTCTCGCAATGGTGCTAAAAAACGGTATAGAGGACAAGGGCGATGACCACACCTAAAAAACCCAAAAAGAATCCAACTTTTGGAAATGGAGATCGACGTAAGGCCACTGGTCAGTGTCGATCCACCGCTCAAAAAAATGCATCAAACAAGAGAAAAACAAAATAATTCTCAAACCCCGCTCTCAGAAGTGGGGTTTTTTTATAAGTAGTACTAAGAATTGAAAAATATTCATATGTATTGCACAGATGTCGGTACTGAATGGAGACACATTCGTCCTGAGGATCTTTGGGTTTACAATAAGTTGATCTTAAGCACTCGTTTAGGATATACATGTGGTCCTGCAGGTCTTGTAGTACCTCATCCTGGGTCTTATGTGGTGCGTCCCTGTATGAATTTACTCGGAATGGGGCGCTTTGCTCGGATCGAATTTATCTCTAGAACAACAGAGCACTTACATCCAGCTGAATTTTGGTGTGAAAAATTTTTTGGTGAGCACATTAGTGTTGATTTTCACAAAAAGAAAGCAGATTTAGTTGTCAGAGGAGTAAAAAGCGTCAAAAATCCTCTTTATAAGTGGGAAAAATGGGAAAAAATCGACAAAAATATGAATTTTCCTGAAATTTTGCAAAATTTAGTTGGTAATTATGAATGGATTAACTGTGAATTTATTGGAAATAAACTCATTGAAGTTCATTTTCGCAGAAATCCTGATTTTCGATATGGAAATTCTGTTGCACTACCAGTTTGGGACGATGAAAATTTAGAAAATGCTGACAATTACTCTTATATTAATGACCCGGACTATAAGAGAAAGGGATTTTTTGTAAAATAAATAACAAGTTAATAAAATTCAAAGGGTATGAGGAATTGGAAAGGTTTTCAATGGGAAATCACCTCTTGTTAGAGGTTTATGACGTAAAACACTGCCTATTGAACGATGGCAGTACACTAGTCGAAGTCATGAAACGGGGCATAGAACGTGCTCAGATGACCATTCTAAACGTGTTTAAACACGAATTTGAACCACAAGGCGTAACCATAGTTATCGCCCTATCAGAAAGTCATGTATCGTGCCACACATGGCCTGAAGAAGGATCCATTGCTATAGATGTATACACCTGCGGTGCAGGAAAACCAAAATTAGTTGCACTAGAACTTTTAAAATACTTGGAATCAGATAACTATAGAATTCGTCATTTAGATCGTTAAATAGTAATAAGGAGATAGCAACCTCCTTTATAAAAGTTCTGTTTTTAATTTAAAAACAGGAGCTAACATGTCTAACGGTAAAGTTGATAGAGATCGTGAATACATGAGACAAATGTGGGGAACCACAAGTCTTGTAACAGACTATACACCTAATCATGATTCTTCTCAAAGAGTTATTCAAGAAATCATGCACGATTATGCACCAAAGCATGATCTAAAAAAACAAACTGATCTTCATGAAAAAATTCGCAATGATCAAGACTATGATGACTGGGAATATGGAACTGAACCATGTTATGGATCTGCCTGGAAATAGGCATAAATAACTGAAGAATTTTATGTAAAATGGCAGTCGAAAGGATATCTAGATCATTTAAAGATATTAGTTTATCCTTTGTACCGCATCCCGTAACAAAGGATCTACCGGTGCTGCTTAATGAAAATGCAATTATAAGATCGGTTCGTAATCTTGTAGAGACGATCCCCGGAGAAAGATTCTTTAATCCATTTTTAGGATCTAAAGTGAGATCGTCTCTATTTGACTTTGTAGATTATGGTACAGCATCTGTTATTCAAACAGAAATACTTGATACCATTTCAAACTTTGAACCACGAGTACAAAATGTAACTGTAATTGTGAACCCAGAACCAGATTTAAATTCCTTTGAAGTTACGGTTAAGTTTGAAATTATTGGTCAACCAGTACCAGCACAACAATTTACATTTTTACTAGAGGCAACAAGATAAAATGCCTTTTACTAAGTTTACAAATCTAGACTTTGATCAAATAAAAACATCCATCAAGGATTATCTCCGTGCAAACTCTGCATTCACGGACTTTGATTTTGATGGATCGAATTTTTCTGTCTTAATCGACACACTAGCATACAACACGTATATTACTGCATTCAATTCAAACATGGTTGTTAATGAATCCTTTTTGGATTCAGCAACTCTCCGCGAAAATGTCGTTTCTCTTGCAAGAACGATTGGGTATGTACCACAGTCCAGAAGATCTGCAAAAGCAATAGTTAGTTTTAGTGTACCATTTGATCAGGAAGTTTCTACTAAAACTGCAAGTGCGATATTAAAAGCAGGTCTAGTGTGTACTGGTGCCGTAGCAGATTCAACATATGTATTTTCAATTCCTGGGGATATTACAAGGCCAATTGAAAATAATGTTGCAGTATTTGACCAAATTGAGATTTATGAAGGTACATATTTAACAAAACAGTTTGTATATAATGGATCTCTTGATCAAAAATTTATTTTAGATAATCCATATATTGATACCAGTACAATTACAGTTTATGTAAAAGGAGCTTCTGATAGTGGTATTGGATTAAAATATTCTCTTGTAGATAATATCGTAAACATTACAAAAACATCTCAAATCTATTTGATTCAAGAAATCCAAGATGAAAAGTATGAATTAATTTTTGGAGATGGTGTTTTCGGAAAAAAACTTGAAAATGGAGCAGTAATTACAGTTTCTTATATTGTGAGTACTGGACTTGCTGGAAATGGCGCAAAAGTTTTTAATTTTTCGGGAAGTTTTAGAGGATCACTAGATCAAATTATTGTTCCAAATGCAGCAGTACCAGTTACAACAAATATTTCCTCTGTAGGTGGTTCCGAAATAGAAGCAATTGATTCAATTAGACACTTTGCGCCAAAAGCATATTCTGCACAGAACAGAGCAGTAACTGCTCGTGATTATGAAACCATCATCCCCACAATTTATCCAAATACAGAATCGGTTTCGATTGTTGGAGGAGAAGAATTAAGTCCACCACAATATGGTGTAGTACAGATTAGTATTAAACCTAAAAATGGATTTTTCGTTTCTGACTTTGATAAAACACAAATTATTAGTAAGTTAAAGCAATATAGTCTTTCTGGTATCAAACAAAATATTATTGACCTTAAAATTCTTTATGTTGAAGTCGATGCATATGTTTATTATAATGCATCACAGACTAGTTCTGCAGAGTTTTTATTGAATAAAGTTAATTCATCATTGACAACATATGCAAACTCTACAGATTTGAACAAGTTTGGTGGAAGATTTAAATACAGTAAAGTTTTACAAGTTATTGATAGTACAGATATTTCAATAACCTCTAATATTACTAGAGTTAAAATCAGAAGAAACTTGGCAGCTGCAATTGCAAGTTTAGCACAATATGAACTTTGTTTTGGAAATAAATTCCATATTAATCCTGCTGGATATAATATTAAATCTACTGGATTTAAAATTGATGGTTTTGCAGATACTGTTTATATTACAGATATTCCAAGAAAAAATTCTAAGGGAGATTTAGATGGAAGTGGTCTTGGAATAATTTCAATCGTAAAACCAGCAGACTCTGCTGGAGATATTAATGTTGTTGTAAAGTCCGCAGGAACTGTGGACTATAATAAAGGAGAAATTAAATTAAGTCCAGTAATTATTAGTTCTACCGATCTTGAAAATAACATTATTGAAATTCAAGCCTATCCAGAATCAAATGATGTTGTAGGATTAAAAGACCTATACATTTATTTTGATGTTTCAAAAAGTAAAATAAATATGGTTAAAGATGTTATTACTTCTGGAGAGGATATATCTGGTGTACAATTTACAAGAGATTACTTTACTTCAAGTTATTCTAATGGTAATTTAAAGAGGATGTGATATGATACAGACTGGGTTTGACACTAGAATTAAAGTACAACAGATAATTGAGAATCAACTTCCGGAATTTATAATTGACGAAAATCCAAATGCTTCGGAATTTTTAAAACAATATTATACTTCGCAGGAATATCCTGGTGGTACAACAGATATTGTTGAAAATTTAGATCAATATTTAAAAATTGATGTTTTAAGTTCTAATGTAATTGATAACACCACTAAACTTTATTCTGGGATTTCTTCAACTGCAACAGAAATTACTGTTAAATCAACTAAAGGATATCCACAAAAATATGGATTGCTGAATATTGATAATGAAATAATTACATATACTGGAATTGCAGGAAGCACTTTTACAGGATGTGTTCGTGGATTCAGCGGAATCACGAGTTATCACAGTCCAAACAATCCAGAAGAATTAGTTTTTTCAACTTCTAGTAGAAGTTCTCATGCTGTTGGTGCAGCAGTTACAAACTTAAGTGCACTATTTTTAAAAGAATTTTATAAAAAAACTAAGTATTCTTTTGCTCCAGGATTAGAAAATGTTGATTTTATTTCTCAATTAAATGTTGCCAATTTCATAAAGAGTGCAAAAGAATTTTATCAATCAAAAGGAACTAAAGAATCTTTTAGAATTTTATTTAATATTCTTTATGGTGTTAGTCCAACTGTATTAAATCTTGGTGAACTTTTAATCAGACCATCTGCGGCATCTTACCTAAGAAGAGAAGAAGTTGTTGCAGAAAGAATATCTGGTGATCCTTCTAAAATTGTAGGTCAAACGATTGTAAAATCTACTGATCCGGCAACCACAGCATCAGTATCGCAGGTTGAAATTTTTACTGCAGATAATAAGCAATATTATAAACTTTCTTTGTTTGTTGGTTATGAAGAAAGTTCTGCAATTACTGGTACTTTCACAATTCCAGGTAAAACAAAAGTCATAGAAAAGGTTTCAGTTGGATCCTCAGTTGTTACTGTAGATTCTACTATTGGTTTCCCACAGTCGGGAACTTTGATTTGTAACAAAAATATTATCAATTATTCTGACAGAAGTATTAATCAATTCTTTGGATGTTCTGGAATTACAAGTTCTATTCTTCCAGCTGATGATATTCGTATTAATGAAACTGTTTATGCTTATGAAGATGGTGATCTTACAAGAAAAGTAGAATTAAGAATTACAGGTGTTTTATCTGGATTTGTTCAAGAAACAAACAATATTTCTATTAGTGAAAATGAAGAAATTTTTGTTAAGAATTTAGGTCAAATTGTTACTAATTATCAAGACCTTAACAAAGATTATAAAAATATTTTTGCAAATGCTTGGATTTATAATACTAGTTCTAGATATAAAATTAGTCAAATTAGTGGTTCAACATTTACTCTTTCTAGTAAAATTGATAAATCAAGTTTAAAAGAAGGGGACAAAATAGAAATTTTATTTAGAGGTACTGAAAATCTAGCATCTTCTATCCTAAATGAACCATTTATTCAAAGTATAGATGCTGCAAATAATCAAGTTATCATCGGAAATAATGATGGATTTGTTTATAATCAAAATCTTGAATATGATTTGAGAAGAAAAGTAAGCACTGTAAAAAGTAGTGGAGCACCTATTGAATTTGGAAATAATCTTTTAACTTCTGATATACAAAATGTTTATGTCGATGATCAGCAAAATCAAATTTATGTAGCATCTGGAAGTCTGCCATCATATACAATAGAAAAAAATCTTTTTAAATCAGTTATTCCAGAAGCCACTGGTTCAAAAAGTCAAAGTGAACAAGGAAAAGGATATTTACAAGGATTTGAAGATGAATCTCAAACATTTTCAATAATTTCATTCCCAGATCCAGTTCCATTTATTCGTGGAGATGAAGTTTTTTATATTCCAGAATCAAAAACAATACCACTTTTAGATAGTGGAGAAATTTATTATGTCGATGTAATATCATCAAACAAAATTAGACTTTATAGATCAAGATCCTTAGTAGGATCTTCAGAATATGTAAAATTTAGATCTCTTGATGCCAAAACAGGTTCTCAAACTTTTATTTTAAATTCCCAAAGATTTCAATATATTTCTTCTCAAAAACTTTTGAGAAAATTCAATCTGAATCAAAATACAGAAAGCACTGGAGAAGAAACTAAATCTGGAACTGTTGGTATTTTAATCAATGGTATAGAAATTCAAAATTATAAGTCTGATGACAAAGTTTATTATGGTCCATTAACATCTGTTAAGGTTCTAAATGGTGGCAAAAACTATGATGTTATTAATCCTCCCGTACTAGAAGTTACTACAGGAACAGGAGTTACTGCATTAATTCAACCAGTTTTAGAAGGATCCGTAAAAAATATTTTAGTTGATCCACAAGACTTTGATTTGAATACTGTCGTTTCTGTTGCTGTTACTGGTGGTAATGGAACAGGAGCTCTTTTACAACCTATTATTCAGAAAAGAAGAAGAGAAGTATCTTTTGATGCTAGACAAATTAGTGGTACTTCTGGCGGTTTAGATATTAATAATGATACTATTACATTCTTAACTAATCATAATTTTAATACAGGAGACTCTGTAATTTATGATTCTAATGGAAATAATCCTATAGGTATAGCAACAAATTATTCAAATACTTTTGATCAAGGTGTATATCTTGCTTCTAATGGAATTTATTATATTTCAGTAGTAAATAATAAAACTATTCAATTATTTAATTCAAAATCAAATGCCATCGCTGGTATTAATACTGTTCCTTTTTCAGTAGCCAACAATAATGGCATTCATAAATTTAAATCTGGAGTGATCAGAAATACTATTAGTGAAATTAAAGTAATTAATGGTGGAAGTGGATATACTAATCGTAAATTAATTGTAAAACCCACTGGTATTTCCACATTTAATCATACTGTTAATTTTACAAATCATGGATTTAAAGAGAAAGATTTAGTTGTTTATAATTACCAAATTAGTCCAATTTCTGGTCTATCAACATCAGTATACTACTATGTTTCTAAATTAGATGATGATTCATTTAGATTATACAATGCGGGATTAGGAGGAACAGATGCAACTAACTATTCTAGAAAAAATAATGTACTTTTTACTGGAATAGGATCAGGATATCAATATTTTAGTTATCCACCAATTACTGTTACGGCTAACATTGTTCCAGTAGGAATAGGATCTTCTACACCAACTTCACTAACAGCAACTGCATCTGTAAGAGGAAAAATTATTGATGCATATTTGTATGAAAATGGCACTGGATACGGATCAAATATCCTAAATCTAGAGAAAAAACCACTAATTAAAATCAAAAAAGGATCTGATGCTAAATTTACTCCAGTTGTAATTAATGGGAGAATAGAATCGGTTAATGTTGCTTATGGTGGTTATAACTATTATTCTGTTCCAGATGTTGAAGTTCAAGGAACTGGAGATGGTTGTATTGTTAGACCAGTAATTAAAAATGGAAAAATTGTAAGTGCAGTAGTAGTTAATCCTGGTTTTGGATATACTGCTACCAATCTTAGTTTTAAAATTACACCTGCAGGATCTGATGCAGTTTTTGAAGCATCTGTCAGATCATTAACAGTTAACTCTAATTTTAAATATGGTGATGAAGTTATTATAAAATCGCAGTACAATAGAAACTTAGAGTACAGTGTATCTGGTTATTTCGATAAACTTAAAACCAATTTTAATGACACCAATCAAAATAATCATTCTCCAATAATTGGATGGGCTTATGATGGAAACCCAATTTATGGACCTTTTGGGTATTCAGATCCAAAAGACACTGGATCTTCTGTAAAGATTATTAATTCTGGTTATGAACTAGATGCATCAAATATTATTGATAGACCATCTGGATTTGATGCTGGATTCTTTGTTGAGGATTATATTTTTAGAAATAGTGGAGATCTTGATGAATCTAATGGAAGATTTACAAAAACTCCAGAATTTCCCAGTGGTGTCTATGCATATTTTGCTGGAGTTACCACTAGTGCAACAGTAAGCAACGAGTTAATAAGTCGGTTCCCTTATTTTATTGGAAATAAATTTAGATCAAAGTTTATTCAAGATAATCTTATCTTAACCCAAGAATATGATTTCAATAATTCAAATTTAATCAGAAATACTTTTCCATATAAATTAAATGATTCTAATGCTTCAAATGATTTTATTATTGAATCAGCAAAGAAAATACCTCAAAAATGTGTTGTAAAATCAGTAACTAAAGGATCGATTGAAAATCTCAGAATAATTAGTGCTGGTCAGGATTATAAAATAGGAGATTTGGTTGATTTTGATAATTCATTTACTGGTGGTGGTGGATTAAGTGCAGAGGTATCAAAAATTGAAGGAAAAGATATCTTTAGAATTAACACAAGTATACAAAATTATAATAATGCAATTGTTACTTGGGAAAATGAAAATCAAGTTAGAGTTAATATTCTTCCCGCACATAATTTAATTCAGAATGACAATGTTGTAATTTCTGGATTAACTACTAATATTGGCAACATTAATGGATTTTATAATATTGGATTTAGTTCTTATTCAACATCAATTGCTAAAACTGTAAGTGCAGCTCCATCTGCTGGACTAGTAACAGATATTTACTTTTTAAGTCTTCCACCAAAAGTTACAATTGGTAGTAGTATTTCAATTGGAGTAGGAACTGATATATTCAGAGTTTTAAATATATTTCCTGAACAAAAAGTTATTAGAACTCAAAGAATTAATGCTGGAGCAGCACTTTCTGCAACAACATTTGCTGGATTTACACCAAACTCTTTTGTAATTAATAAAAAAACTAATTATTTTGAATCAAAATTAAATGACGTTGTATATTTCAATCCTTTGGAAACTGTGGGATTTGGAGTAACAACCACTGTTGGTATAACTTCAAATACTACATTTGTATTTGCTGGATTAACGACAACTAGATCAATTCCTTTAAGATCAATTTATATTGAAAATCATCCATTTGTTGATAATCAACAAGTTACAATTAGTTTGCCTGATAATTCATATTCTCCACTATCAGTATCAACTTCTTTTGGCGGATCGGTATTTACTATTCCATCTGGTTCAATTTCAACAACAGTTTACATTGCAAATAAAACTAAAGATACAATTGGAATTAGAACTCAATTAAATTCTCCAGAAGTATTTTTCTCTCCAAATACTTCTGGAACCTTTAATAGTTATTTTTATTCTTTAACTTCCAACTTTAAACAATCTTTAGGAAAAGTACAAAAAATTCAAGCAGTGGTTTCTACTGCCACTACACATGGATTAACTGATGGTGATAGTATCGATCTTTTTGTTACACCAAATCTTTCTGTTGGTATTGGAACTTCTACCTCTGTAAAAATTAGATATGATTCTTCTAGACAAAAGGTCTTAATTAATCCTTTAACTTTTGGAAGTGCAGGTATTAATACGCTTTCAGATACCATTACTATTAAGTCTCATGGGTTTTTAACTGGTGATAAGGTTGCATATGTAGGTATTTCTACAATTGCAGCTCCAACAGGTATTACTACTGGAGATTATTATGTTTTTAAAATAGATGATGACTCTTTCCAATTGTGTCAAACTTATACTGACACTCAATCTAATCCACCATCAATAATTGATATACAGGATCAAGGAGGAACATTACAACAATTATCATTAATTAATCCTCAAATTTCTGTAATTAAAAATAATGATTTAGTTTTTGATGTAAGTCATCCATCTTTAAGAGGTTATAATCTTAAGTTTTATTATGATAATGCATTCAAAAATGAATTTGTATCTATTGGAAACACTACTATTTTTGCAGTTTCTGGTGTAGGTACTATCGGAGTATCAACCAATGCTCAAGTTAAATTAAGATATTCATCTGGAATGCCAGTTTACTTATACTATAATTTTGAAAAATCTGGTTTTATTAGCACAGCGGACTCTGACGTTTCCAATTATTCTAAAATTTTGTTTGTAGACAGTTCTTATACTGGTACATACTCAATATCTGGTGTTGGAAGTACAAACACAACTTTTAATATTTCTTTACCAACAATTCCAGAAAAACTTTCTTATGTTCCTTCAGAATGTGATGATTTATATTACAGAACTAGATCAAAAACCGCTTCTGGTTCAATATCTTCTTTAAAGATACTTTCTGGTGGAACAAATTATAAAAAAGTTCCAAATTTTAATACTGTAATCTCTGAAAAAGGAAGTGGAGCATATGTCGTAGCAGAATCCGATAAAATTGGAAGAATTAATCAAGCATTAATTATAAATGAAGGATATGATTATCCTTCTGATAGCACATTATCTCCAACTGCATTCATTCCACCATCTGTTATATTATCATCTTCAAATATAATTAAAAAAGTTGATGTTGTTAATAGTGGAAAATATTATTCAGTAGCACCTGACTTAATTTTAATAGATTCGGACACTAATCAAAAAATTAATAGTGGTCTATTAAAAGCAACTGTAAATGCCAGTGGAGTAGAAAGTGTATCCATTGTTGTACCACCAACTGGAATTCCAGACACCATTCCAAAGGTAGTTGCTATTAATAATTCAAATGGGGTAAGTATTGATAGAGTTGTAACCTCTGGATCTGGAATTGTAACTTGTTATTTAACCACTCCAATATTAGGATTTTCAACTGTTCCATTTACAGTAGGAGATTTAGTATTTGTTGAGAATATTCAACAATATAGTAGTGGAACAGGATATAATTCTGCAGATAACAATTATCAATTCTTTAGAGTTACAAAATATTTAAATACTAATCCAGCTCAATTAGAATATACAATTTCAAACATTGGATCAAATCCGGGAATTGCAAAAACAGCGCAAGATTCACTCGCTTCACTTATAAAATATTCAAATTATCCACAATTTAAAGTTACTCAAGAACCAGCAAAATTCTTGGTAGGTGAAAAATTACTTGTTAAACCACAAAATGAAAATTCTCTCATAGAAAGAAATCTAACAGTAAGTATTTCTGAAAATAATTTTATTAAAGTTATTGGTACATATGATCTATCAGTTGGTGATCTCATTTTTGGTAAAACAACAGGATCTACTGCTATAGTAAATGATGTTAAATCAAATTCAGGAAAATTCACTTTAAATTATTCCGCAAGTAAAGAACTTGGATGGTCCGATAACACTGGAAAAATTTCAGAAGATTTTCAAGTTATTGCAAATAATGATTACTATCAGGATATGGCTTATACAGTTAAAAGTCCTATCCAATTTAAAGACTTAATAACTCCCGTTAATAATTTATTACATACAAGTGGTTTGAAGAATTTTGCAGATACTGGAATTACATCTTCTTATAAAACTGCCTTAACTGGAGTTACAACTGCTTTTGCACTAATTGACATTAAAAATTCAAATAGAGTAGATACAATTAATAACTTTGATTTAGTAGTTGACTACAACATAATAAATGGAAAATCTAATTTTGTAAAATTATTGAATAAAAAATTACAAAGTTTTATTCAATGTTCTACAAACAGGGTTTTAAGAATTGATGATATAAGTTCCCAATTCTCAAGTTTAGGATTAGCAATTTCTGATCAAAATAATATTGCTGAAATTTTATCAAATGATACTTATGACAGATTTTTAGTACAGATTATTGATACAACTAAAAAACAATTTCAATTTACTGAAATAGTTACATTAAATAATATCTACGGTCAAGGTAATTTTGTAGATCTTGAAAAATCAACATTAACAAATGGACCAAAAGTTGGAAATCTATATGCATTTACAGATGATCTAGGAAATAATTATTTAAGATTTGATCCAACAGATGCTTACAACTATGATTATGATATTAAAATTTTAAGAAATAATTTTTCATCTGTTTTTTCTGGTATTGGTAGCACATCAGTTGGATTTGTAAATCTTTTTGCAACAAATAAAGTAGTTACTTCTGGTATTACAACAGCAGTTGTATCCATTGCTACTACTGTTCCAGTCACCATTCATGCAGCTTCTCAAGTCATAAATGATGTTACATCAGAAATGGATTATGTTGAAATTTATTTAATATATGATGGATCTGATACTTATATTGCAAATTATTATTTTAATTCAAACACAAATAGATGGAATTTTTCATTCGGAAATATAGGATCTTTCTCCGCATCATCTGATTCAAATTATGTTTATTTAAATTATCAAAATGATAGTGGTAAACAAAATACTGTTAGAACAAAAGTAGTAAGTTATGGTTCAACAACAGGATTCTCTGGAATCTCAACATATAGATTTATTAATACTGGACAAATACAAGGATTAGAAAGATCTGCAAGGTATGAATCAAATTATTCAATCGTATCTGCAGCATCTACAATTTTATCATTTAATAGTGATGATATTTCATGCGTTAAATCCTCAGTTCAGGTAAGTGTTGGATCAACTTCTGTTTTACATCAAGTCATGATGTTACATGATAATATTGATACTTATGTTTTACCTTATGAATATCTGTCAGTTAAAAATGTATCCGGAATTGGAACATTTGGTGGATCTTTAAATGGATCGACTGCGAATTTAGAGTTTTATCCAGATCCAGAATTTATTGGAAGTAATATTAATATTCAAACATTTAGTGAAATTCTTTATACTGATGTTGATAGGGAAAATATTTATCCAGATTTAAATTATGGTTCAATAATAGAATCAATATCTCCATCACAATTTTCCGGAGTTAATGGATCTAGAATTAATAGAACAGACTTTACTTTAAAATATAAAGATATTCCTATTTTTGAAAAGGTATTTAATCCTACAGATAGTTCTGTTTTAAATTCATCATCTGGTCTCTTTACAATTAAGGATCACTTCTTTGTTACCGGTGAAGAAATTAATTATCTCCCAACTTCAACTTTCTTAGGTGTTGGTGCAACTGCTATTGGAATTGGTTCTACAGCAAATTTTGCAGGAATTGTAACCGATAAACTTCCACCAAAAGTTTATCCTATTAAAGTTACAAATGATACTTTTAGATTATCTACAAGAAAAGATTATGCATTAGCAGGCATTTATGTTACATTTACCTCTTATGGGTCTGGAAATGCTCATAAGTTGACAATGAATAAGAAGTTGGAAAGAACCATAATTTCCATTGATGGAGTAGTTCAGTATCCAATTGCATTTACTCCAATTAATTTTGATCTTAATAGTAATGGTGGATCTATAAGTGTTGCGACTACTTATTTTGGTTTGACCGGTATTTCGTCAATCAAACCAAATGATATATTAAAAATTGATAATGAATACATGAGAATTATAAATGTTGGATTTAGTAGTTATTCTACTGGTCCAATTACAGGACTAGGAACTATTCCAGTAGTTAATGTTTCGAGAGCATATGTCGGTTCATCTGCAACATCTCACCTCGATGGAGTAAATGCAAGAATTTATAGAGGATCTTTTAATATTGAAAGAGATAAAGCTTACTTCACTTCCCCTCCATTAGGAAATCTATTAAGCAAAACTGATAAGAGTAATCTTGTTCCTGCCAAATCTACTTTTGATGGAAGAGTATATTTGAGAAGTGATTATTCAACTAATCAAATATATGATAATATTTCTGATCAGTTTACTGGGATTGGACAAACATACAGATTAACAGTCCAAGGTATTAATACTACAGGATTGGGAACTATTGGTGGAAATGGCATTCTATTCATTAACGATTTATTCCAAACACCATCAACAGTTAATAATACTCTCAATAATTTCTCAATTCAAGAAAATACAAATATTGGTATCACAAGTGTTGTATTTACTGGAATCACTTCAGATAATGGTCAATTAATTAAATCTGATTATGATGTAAACGCCAATCAATTGCCAAGAGGTGGTGTTATTATTTCTTTAGGATCAACTGATGGTATTGGTTATGCCCCACTCGTCGGAGCGGCAATAACAGCAACTGTAGATGGTGTTGGTAGAATTACTTCTATTGGAATTGGAACTAGTGGAAGTTGGGGATCTGGATATAATTTCTCTGGATCAATTGGAATTGGTATTTCGGATGATTACCATTCTTTACAACCAGGATCTCTTCCAGCACTTATAACTGCAAATGTTGGTGCTGGTGGTACATTAATTTTTAATATTTTAGCACAGGGGGATAGATATACACCTCAAGCTAGATTCCAAATTCCATCACCAAGTTATTCAAACTTACCAGTCAATATTATTTCACGACTTTCGACTGGAACGACTAGTATTCCTGGTAAAGGTTTACTTTTAGATGTTTCTGTTGCCGCTGCAACAACTGCAGTTGGTGTTGGATCCACTTACTTTGCTGTAGAATCTTTCAAAATTGTAAGACCTGGATATGCTTTTGAAAGAGGTGACATTTTAGAACCAGTTGGTTTAGTAACTGATACCAGACTTGCTTCTCCATTATCTAAATTTAGATTAACTGTTCTTGATACATTTACAGATTCATTCTCATCATGGCAATTTGGGGATTTAGATTACATTGATTCAGTTAAAATTTACCAAGATGGTGTAAGAACAAGATTCCCACTTTATTATAATCAACAGCTTTTAAGTTTTGAAGTTGACCAAAATAATCCAGATTCATCAAAAATTGATTTAAATGCGGTTCTCCTTATTTTTATTAATGGTGTAATTCAAGATCCAGGTGTTGCTTATGAATTTAATGGAGGTTCTTCATTTACATTTGCAAATGCACCACAACCTCAAGATAACATATCAATTTTCTTCTATAGAGGAACGAGAAATGTTGACAGTAAACAAGTTTCTGTTCAAGATACAGTAAAACCTGGAGACATTATACAAGTATTTAAAAATGATGCAATCTCCGCAATTACAACAAGTCAAAATTCTAGAGTAGTTTTTGATATTCCTGCTTCGGATAAAGTACAAACAAATGTTTATATTGAATCTGGAATTGATACCAAGTTGTATAAACCAATAAGTTGGACTAAACAAAAAGTTGATCAACAAATTAATGGTCAAATTTTTTATAAAACTAGAGATTCTATTGAATCTGAAGTATATCCGACAGCAAAAATTATTAGAGATTTATCATCTTCTGATACAGTAGTATATGTTGATGATGCTAATTTCTTCAACTATGAATATAATTCCACCTTAATTCCTATTACTAATTTTGATGGATTAATTGTATCTGGAATAGCAGATCCTGTTTCTGCCGCTTTAACTGCTACTGTTAACCCAGATACTGGATCAATATCTTCATTAACAATTAATAGTGTTGGTTCTGGATATACTGGTTCAAGTTTGAATCTTATTATTGGTTCCCCTATAACTATAGGAACTGGAATTGGTACAACTGCAACAGCAACTGCAGGAATTACAAATGGATCTTTGAATGGATCTATAACAATTACCAATCCAGGTCTTGGTTATAGTTCAACTAATCCTCCAGTTGTTTTTACTGCTCCTCCTGCAGCATCTTATGAAAATATTAAAGGAGTTACAAGTTTACAAGGATTTTCTGGAATTATTACTGGAATAGGAACAACTTCTGGAACTCTTGGAAATCCTTTGGCTTTAAGATTCTATTTGAAGACATCTGCAAATACACCTTTCCCATCTGGTTTAGCAACTGGATTCCCAATTTATATTTCTGATACTATTGTTGGTAATGGTGTAACTTCAATTAATAGTAGTAACTCTACTATTGTCGGTATAGGTACATCATTCTTAAATAATATTTACAATATTCACTCATTTGCATATCAAGGTACTACAAATGTTAATGCAGAAATTGTATGTAATATTGATTCGAGAACTTCTGTTGTAGGAATAGCAACAACAGGAAATAATCTTGGTAGATTCTCATGGGGTGTATTGAGAGGATTTTCCAGATCAACCTCTCCAGTATCTATTGCTGTAAGTGGTTATACTGTTAATTCTGGATTAACTACTTTCCCAACAATCCAAAGACGAGGTTATGGTTTAAGATTCTTAGGAGCTTTGAAAAAATCTTTGTAGGATCTTAATTAACTCAATATAAATATAGAAAAAACTATTAATATGGCAGCAATTGTAACGGATCAATTTAGAATATCAAATGCCACTAATTTTGTTAACTCTGTAGGAGATCCATCTAATTCTTATTACGTTTTTGTATCTTTACCAAATCCTTCACAAGTTGGATTTGGTAGAGTTACTAATTGGGATAGTAATATTCCTAGTCCAATTGATAGTTTTGACTATATGGACCATTATCATGATACCATGATATTTGGTAGATTAATCAATAAATCCAATGTAAGAAGATTGATTAGAAGAATTGATTGGACCATTGGAACAAAATATGAAATGTATCGTCAAGATTATAGCATTTCAAATCCTTCACCGATTACTCAGTCTTATAGATTATATGATGCAAATTATTATGTAATGAATTCTGATTATAGAGTTTATATTTGCATTGATAACGGATCTAGTGGAATTACTACAACAGGTAATGCTTCTCAAGATCAACCAACTTTTACTGATCTTGAACCATCTCCGGCTGGAGTAAGTGGTGACGGATATATTTGGAAATATCTTTTTACTGTAAGCCCAAGTGATATTATTAAATTTGACTCTACAGAATATATTACAGTTCCGAATGATTGGGAAAATTCCTCAGATCCCTCCATTCAAGCAGTAAGACAGAATGCAGATTCTTCTGTAAATCAAAATCAAATTAAAAAAGTTTATATTGCTGATGGTGGACAAGGATATTCTGGTGGAGTTGGTCAACAATTTAACATTTTAGGTGATGGATCTGGAGCAACAGTTCTTGTGGATGTTGTTGGTGGTTCAATTGTAAAAACAACTGTTACTTCTGGTGGTTCTGGGTATACTTATGGGGTGGTTGATACTGGATCAATTAGTGCTAATGCTTCACGAGCAGCAAAATTAATTCCGGTTATTCCTCCATCAAAAGGTCATGGATTTGATTTATATAAAGAATTAGGTACAGATAAAGTTTTAGTATATGCACGATTTGATGATTCTACAAAAGATTTCCCAATTGATACAAAATTTGCTCAAGTAGGAATCGTAAAAAACCCAACTTCTTTTGGGTCAACTTCTAATTTTACTGATACTCAATACTCATCACTATACGGGATTAAGTTCTCTTCTTATAGTGGATCAATTAGTGTCGGTGACATTATTAAACAGTCTGTTTCTGGAGGAACAGCTCTTGGTTATGTAGCTTCATTTGATACACAAACAAATGTTTTAAAATATTTTAGAGATAGATCTCTTTATTATAACCCAACAACTCAAGATCAAACCGATTATATTGGAATTTCTACTGGCGGTAAAGTTTTAAATTTTGAATCTACTTCAAATGCGGTTTTCACTTCCGGTGGATTCCAAGCAGCAGTTGATGTTAATTTTACAGGAATTACCACAAACCCAACGGGAAATGCTGTGATTTCTTTAGGAATGAATTTTACAAGGGGGCTTGCCAGTCCAGACATAAATAAATCATCTGGAGAAATCATCTATATTGATAATAGACCTTTGATTTCTAGAAACTCTAGGCAAAAAGAAGACATTAAAATTATCCTGGAATTCTAAAAAATGGCCCAAAAAACAAATTTAAATATTAGTCCATATTATGACGATTTTAGGTCGCAAAACAATTTTTATAAAGTCCTATTCAATCCAGGGCGTCCAATTCAGGCTAGAGAATTAACGACATTACAATCAATTCTTCAAGATCAGATTGAAAAATTTGGTAGTAATATATTTAAAAACGGTGCTTGTGTAGTTCCAGGTAACGTTACATATGATTCAAATTTTTATGCAGTTAAAATCAACCCAACTTTGTTTGGTGTTGATATTAATTTATATGTTGATAAACTTGTAGGAAAGAAATTAACTGGTCAAACATCAGGAGTTGTAGCAACGGTTAAATTAGTAGCAAAACCTGATGGGGATGAAGTAGAATATACTACATTATATGTAAAGTATAACAGTGCAGATAGCAATAATCAAATTTCTTCATTTATAGATGGTGAGTTATTAGTTGCAGAAAATGACAACATTGTTTATGGTGGAGTTACAGTTACTGCAGGAACTCCTCTTGTTGGATTAATTGCTGCTGATGCCACAGCAATAGGATCTTCAGCATCAATTACAGAAGGAGTGTATTTTATTAGAGGATATTTTGTTTCTGTACAAAAACAAACAATTATTCTGGATTATTATACAAATACTCCATCATATAGAGTTGGATTAAAAATTACTGAAGAACTTATAACTTCATATGATGATTCATCTTTGTATGATAATGCTAAAGGTTTTACAAATTATGCAGCTCCTGGTGCTGATAGATTAAAAATTACATTAACATTAACTAAAAAAGCAAGAACAGATTATAATGATACTGATTTTATTGAAATTTTAAGAACGCAACAGGGATCAGTACAACCAATCCAACCAAAAAATGATTATTCTTTAATAAAAGATTATTTAGCTCAAAGAACATATGATGAATCTGGTGACTATACAGTAACTCCATTTAATGTATATGTACAAAATTCATTAAATGACAGACTAGGAAATGACGGTTTATATTATAGCAATCAAACTACTGATCAGGGTAATACTCCAAGTGATAATTTATTGTGTGTAAAAATATCTCCAGGTAAAGCATATGTAAGAGGTTATGATATTGATAAAACTGGTGTAACTATTTTAGATTCCCCAAAACCAAGAGATACTAAAACCGTAAATAATGTACTTGTACCTTTCCAGATTACAAATACATTAAGAATTAATAACACTAGTGGAGTACCTTCATTTAGTAAAACAGTAGATCTTTACGACCAAAGAAAAACATCAACGGCGCCTATTGGATATAAAATTGGTGATGCAAGGGTTTATTCAATGAATCTTTTAGACCCTTCTTATAGTTCTGGAATTAGTAGTTCAACTCAATATGCATTATATCTTTATGATGTACAAACTTATACACAGTTACAAATTAATTTAGGATTAAATGCTACTGATTTACCAATTTCTTCTTATGTAAGAGGCTTGAGTAGTGGAGCTAGTGGATATGCTGTTATTGCGGGAACATCTAATTTTGTTTTTGGTACTGTAACACAAAATTTGATTACTTTAAGACAAGTATCTGGCAATTTCCAAGTTGGTGAGCAAATTTTAATTAATGGATTACCTTCTATACCAACCAGAACAGTAGTTGCAGTAAAATCTTATAGTACAAAAGACATTAAGTCAGTATTTCAATCAACATCAGTATCTGGTTTTTCATTGAATTTTGCTGCAGATGTAAGTTTGGAAAAAGTTCCATTCCCAAATCTTAATTCATCAGATCAAGTTTATATCGATAGTTCTGGAAACTTAACTTGTCCTGGAAAGTTTTTCAGTGGTATTACTACAAATACAATTATTAGATATCAAAAATCAGGTCAAACCTTAGAAACATATAATAGAGTAATTGGAATAAGCACTGCAGGAACATCAATCCAATTAGCATCAATAACAAGTGTATCTGGAGTTTGTGACGGGACTCTTCCTGGTTCAACTATTCAAACTCCAGTTTCTGTTGGTGCTCCTATTATAAGAAATCAGAATAATGGAAATCTTTATACACCTCTACCAAATGAAAATATATCTTCAGTAAATCTTGGTGGATCTACTTTAACTTTTACGACGCAAATTACATCAATAACAAGCACTGGAACTGGAAGTATTACATTTAATTTAGCAAATGTAACTGGCATTTCAAGTGCATTTTTCTTACCATTTAATAATCAAAGATATTCTATATTCTATTCTGATGGAACTGTAGACACATTAACTCCCGATAAGTTTTCTTTCAGTGGTAATAATGTTACGATTAGTGGTCTTACCCCAAGTAAGACTATTACTTCTATTAATGCAACTTTACTAAAGAATGGAATTCAAAGTAAAGTTAAAACTTACAATAGAAGTACAGTTTTAAATGTTACATTTTCAAAATATCCACAATCTGGACCTGGAGCCGGAATCAATACATCTGTTGGTGATGGTTTAAACTTTAATCAATATTATGGATTAAGAGTGCAAGATGAAGAAATTTCTTTAAATTATCCAGATGTTGCTAATCTTCTTGCAGTTTATGAATCTTTAGATTCTGGACTTCCTGTTTTAGATAGTCTTCTTTTTAGTCCTCTATTAAATGTAACAGGAGCATCAATTATTGGTGAGAATATTATTGGGCAAACAAGTGGAACAGTTGCAAGAATTGTAACCAAACCAGCTTCTAATACTATTGGAATTGTTTATTTAAATGCAAATAGATTTGTTCAAGCGGAAACAATTAATTTTGTAGAATCCAATCTTTCTGGGACTTTATTGGGAATTAATTTAGGTAGATTCAAAGATATTACAAATAATTATTTCTTAGATAAAGGACAAAGAGATCAATATTATGATTATTCAAGAATAGTAAGAAATAAAACAATAACTGAACCTTCTAGAAGTTTAACAATAGTTTATGATTATTATAGTGTGCCTTCTAGTGATACTGGAGATGTTTTCACTGTACTGAGTTACGATGCGGCAAGATATAATTATGATATTCCAAACATTGGTTCTTCTCAAATAAGAGCTTCAGATACTTTAGATTTTAGACCTTATGTATCAGCATTTTCTGGAAACTCGTCTTCACCATTTGATTTTTCATCAAGAAGTTTTGGTACAAGTTTGAGAACTATTGTAACTCCAAATGAGGGGTCTCTTATTGGATATAGTTACTATCTGGGAAGAATTGATAAACTTTATTTAAATAAAAGGGGACAATTTTTATTAGTTCGAGGAACATCTGCGGATAATCCAAGACCACCAGAATTTAGTGATGATGTAATGGAAATTGCAACAATTTCATTACCTCCATATCTTTATGAACCAAAAACAACTTCTATTGCTCTAACTGATAATAGAAGATATACAATGAGAGACATTGGTACAATTGATAAGAGAGTTTCTAATTTAGAAACTGTTACTACTCTCTCACTGCTTGAGGTTAATACGAAGAGTTTACAAATTAGAGATGCTCAAGGATTAGATAGATTCAAAAGTGGATTTTTTGTTGATGATTTTTCCTCTTCTACATTTGTTGATTCTACCTACTCTTCTGTAGAAGTTGATACTGATGCAAAAGAGTTAAGACCTATTGTATCTAGAAATACACTTCAGAGTCAAATTGCACCTGCCCTAACAGTTGCAGATCAAAATTTAGATTTAACTGCAGATTTTGATTTATTAGATCCAAATCTAGTTAAAAGGAAAAATACAGTTCTTTTAAAATATAAAGAAGTAGAGTGGATTAAACAACCTTTAGCAACTAAGGTTGAAAATGTAAACCCATTTAATGTTGTACAGTATACAGGAACTGTTAAATTAAATCCAGAAAAGGATTATTGGGTAAGAACAATCCAAACTCAAGGTAGAATAATTGAACAAGAGAGACATATTTGGCTTTTTGCTATTGGTAGAAGGGTCACTTTACGTTGGGAAACAGACATTTCTACTCAAAATGTTTTAGTGTCAAGTAATAGAGAACTCTATATGAGATCTCGTAACACTGAATTTTTTGCAAGAAATATGAGACCTTTTGTGAGGTACTATCAATTCCTTGATGGAAATAGTGGAGTAGATTTTGTACCTAAACTTTTAGAAATCGCTACAGATTCTACACTTGCAAATTATGGTTCATCGGTGTCATTTACTGTTGGTGAAACTGTAGTAGGAACATATAATGGTGTTCAACTAATTAAATTTAGAGTTGCTGCTCCAAATCATAAAACTGGACCATTTAATGCACCAACAAAAACATACAATAAAAATCCATATGTAAAGAGTGAAACTTTACCATCTTCATATAGTGCTTCAAGTAAAATTGTAAACATTGATACTGGGTCTCTTGCCGCAGAGGCACAAGGATTATATTCTGGTTATGTAGTAAAAGGAATGGTTCTTACTGGACAATCCAGTGGAGCTACTGCATATGTTAAAGATTTAAGATTAGTTTCTGATGAATATGGTGATTTAATAGGAACATTCTTCTTAAGAGATCCTCTATCAAATCCACCACCCGCTGTAAGAATTCAAACAGGATCCAAAACTTACAAACTTACTTCAAGTCCTACTGATACTCCACCATTACCAGGAGATTTACTTCAGAATAGTGCACAGACAATATACAACTCTGAGGGTGTCCAAAATGTAATGCAAACGGTAACCACAATTACCAGAACAGAATATTACTTGGATCCTCTTGCACAATCGTTTAGTGTTGGTAGAAATATATCAGATGGTACTGCAGATTCTCCAACAGAAGATGATAATGGTGTTTTCATTACTTCAGTAGATATTTTCTTTGCAACAAAAGACCCAGAAAATGCACCATTAACTGTTGAAATTAGAACAGTAGTTTTAGGAACTCCAACTAGTGAGGTTGTTGGTGAATCGGTAACAATTACACCGGATGAGGTTAAAACCTCAACAAATGCATCTGTTGCAACAAATATTAAATTCCCATATCCTATCTATCTTGCGTCTGGAAGAGAATATGCAATTGTTTTACTCTCTCCTTATAGTGATGAATATCAAGTTTGGGTTGCAGAAATGGGTAAAACGACCGTTAACACTGCAAATTTACCAAATGCTGAAGGGGTAATCTATTCAAGGCAGTTTGCTCTAGGAAGTCTCTTTAAGTCACAAAACGGTACAATTTGGACAGCAAACCAGTATGAAGATATGATGTTCAAACTTTACAAAGCTGAGTTTACATCAACAACTGGAACCGCAACATTCTATAATCCAACTCTAGACCAAAGTAATAGTTATGTTATTAAACTGAGAAACAATGCGATTACAACATTCCCAAGAAGATTAAATGTTGGAATTGTAACCACTACTGTTGGTGGAGTAATTGGTATTTTAACTACGGGTAGAAAAGTAAGTGATAACGGCAAACCTTATAATTATGGTTATATTGTTGGCCAAGGTGGTCCAACTGGATCTGTAGGTATTACTACTGGTGGATTTGGTTATACTGGAACTTTATCTAATGCATCAACTTTTGCAATTACTGGAAGTGGTTCTGGTCTTATACTCAGCTTAACTGCTACTCAATCAGTTATTACTGGTGCAAGTATTGTTACTGCTGGAAATGGTTATGCTGTAGGTGATGTCGTTGGTATTGTCACATCTACTGTGTCTGGTGTGGGTGCAAATGCACAATTAACCATAACTTCAATTAATGGTCTTGATACTTTATACCTATCTAATGTACAAGGTAATTCATTTACCGTTGGTGGAACATTAACTTATTATGATAATAGTGGTAATATAGTATCTTTAGCAGGAACTACAATTAGAACCTCTGCTGCGGTTGGTGGTCAAAATTCTGGATACATTATGGGAGTTGATCATTTTGATCATGGCATGAATTCAACTTCAAACTATGTTACCATAACTGGAGCACAATCAAACGTACCACCAGTTCTCACATCTACCAGTATTTCACTAACTGATACTTCAATTAATGTTGCTACAGCAGATACATCAAACTTTACAACATATGAAGGAGTATCGATTGGATCCAGTAATCCTGGTTATGTAATCGTTGATAATGAAATTATTCAGTATACTTCAATTGGTAATGGATCTATTGGTGGATTAGTTCGTGGAATTGATGGAACTATTCCACAACCACATAATGTTTCTTCTCAACTTTACAAATATGAACTTAATGGTGTTTCATTAAGAAGAATTAATACAACTTTTGGAATTAACAGTCTTTATCCAACTAGTGATGGATATTTTGTTCAAATTGGTGTTGGTACTGCAGGAGGAAATACTGATAGAAGTGCCGATAATGGATTCCCAACATTAGCTTTTGCATCTCAAGCAAATCTTGGTGGGGAAAATATTTACGCTACTGAAAATATTCAATTTGATGCTCTAATACCAAATTATAATGTAATCACTCCAGGTGACAAAACCTCAGTTAGTGCATCAATTAGAACTATCAGTGGAACTAGCATGGGAGGAAATGAATCCTCATTTGTGGATCAAGGATTCCAAAATGTACAACTGAATGCTCTCAATAGACTCACAACAACAAGAATTGTTGCATCAAGAGTTAATGAAATAAATTATCTTTCTCCTTTGGTATTTACAAGAAGTAAGTCCTTTACTACAAATATTGTATTATCAACGACAGATAAAAATCTGTCTCCTATGATATATCTTAATGAGGCATTTACAGAATTCCGCAGTAATCGCATTAACAATCCAATTCAAAATTTTGCTCTAGATCCTCGCGTAAACTCCTTAATCTATGATCCAAGTGCTGCTATCTATGTTTCTACTCCAGTTTTCTTAGATCAACCAGCAAGAGGATTAAAGGTCTATCTAAGTGCATACCGAGATGTATCTGCAGATTTTAGAGTTCTTTACAGTTTAATTAGACCAAATGCCAACGGAATTATTCAAGCATTTGAACTATTCCCAGGTTATGACAATCTCAGAGACACTACAGGTAGTGGATTTGGAGATACTATAATTAATCCTACCAATAATAGTGGATTACCAGATAGATATGTAAGAGGAAGCAATCTTGATGAATTTCTTGAATATGTTTATACTGCAGATAATCTTGATTTATTTACTGGTTATATAATAAAAATTGTTTTTGAAGGAACTAATCAAGCTCTTGCTCCAAGATTAAATTCAATTAGAACAATTGCAATTAGATGAGAATTCCAGTAGAAGGACATCCAAATCTTTATAGAGATGCATATACGGGTGCTATTATTAACTGTGATGTCGAAGATTATAAAAATTATGTGAATGCTATTTCCAAAAAAGATCAGGAAAAAGCAGAAATTGAAGAAATGAAAAATGAAATTAAAGAAATTAAATCTTTACTCAAGCAATTAGTGAATAAAAATGAAACCATCTGATATCCAATTAGAAAATCTTTCAAAGTCTTTTGAATATGAAAGAATGGCTAGAGAAATTGAGAATTGTAATGATATGGAAACTTTAAAAAATATTGCAAAATCTTATGTTAAACTCTATTTGAAGCAAGAGGAAACTATACTTAATTTGGGTCTTAATTTTGACTTATAAATATAGGATAGATAGATATACCTGATGTAAATGGCAGCTGTATATGTCAGCAACATAGTAATTAATTCTGGTGCAGACTTTTCTCAGACTTTTTTATTGGATGATACCAATAATAATTCTGCATTAAATCTGACTGGATATGGTGTGAGTTGTCAAATGAGAAAGTATGCAGGAAGTGCATCTGTATACAATTTTCAAACATCTATTCCTAGTCCAACAACTGGAACAATTCAGATTGGACTTAGCACATCTGTGACTTCCTCAATAAGACCAGGAAGATACATTTATGACATTGTTGTTACTGCTCCAGATAACACCAAAACTAGAGTAATTGAAGGAATGGCTCTAGTTAGAGAAGGAGTCACAAGGTAATGGCAGATATCAGAGTAAGAGTTGGGCAACAAAATTCAATCAAGGTCATATCGGCCTTGTCTGGACAGGCAGGTTCTATATCAACAACTACCGCAAATTATGCAGATTATGCAGAATATGCGAGAGTTGCAGGAATTGCCACAAATTTAAAGCCAAATGCTAAAATTGATGTTGCAACACTAAATGTTGGTGGTATTTCAACATTTGGTCAACCAATTAAATATGAAGTTGGTAATTATGATGGTCCTAATGGAATCGCATATTTTAACAATAGTGGTCAATTAGTTTCAAGTTCGGATTCAGATTCACCACAAAATAGGGTTAATGGTGTTGTTTTATCAATTAATGATTCTGGAGTTCCTGTTTGGTCTAATGTAATAGATGGAGGATTTTACTAATGGCAAAACCTGCAAGTAGACAAGAACTTATTGATTATTGTCTAAGAAGACTGGGATATCCTGTATTAGAAATTAACGTAGATGATGATCAAATAGATGATCTTGTTGATGATGCACTTCAGTATTTTTATGAAAGACACTTTGATGGTGTCGAAAGAATGTATTTAAAATATAGAATTAGTCAGGAAGATATTGATAGAGGTAGAGCAAAGGGAACTGTAGGTCCAGGAATCGTAACTACAACTGGAAGACCAAGTTCTTCTGGGATTCAAACTACCTTTAATTTTTATGAAACTTCAAATTATATTCAAATTCCAGATTCTGTAATTGGTATTGAAAAAGTTTTTAAATTTGATACCAGTGATATTTCTGGAGGTATGTTTAGTATTAAATATCAACTATTTTTAAATGATTTATATTATTTCAATTCTGTTGAATTATTACAATATGCAATGGTTAAGACATACTTAGAAGATATTGACTTTTTATTAAAAACTGAAAAACAAATCAGATTTAATAAACGACAAAATAGAATGTATCTTGACATTGATTGGTTGCAACAAAAACCAGATTCATTTTTAATTATTGATTGTTATAGAATTCTTGATCCTAACGATTTTACTAATGTTTATAATGACAGTTTTTTGAAGAGATATTTGACTGCTCTTATTAAAAGGCAATGGGGGCAAAACTTAATTAAATTTAGAGGAGTAAAACTTCCAGGTGGAATTGAATTGAATGGAAGAGAAATTTATGATGATGCAGAAAGAGAAATAGAAGCAATAAGAGAAAGGATGTCAATGGATTACGAACTTCCACCATACGATTTTATTGGATAATGGCTCTTAATCAGTATTTTTTACAAGGATCCCCAAGCGAACAGAGACTCATTCAGGAGTTAATTAATGAGCACCTGAGAATTTTTGGTGTGGAAGTAATTTATATTCCAAGAAAATTTGTTAGAAAAGAAACCATATTAAAGGAAATATCATCTTCAAAATTTGATGATAATTTTGCATTAGAAGCATATGTCAATAATTATGAAGGATATAGTGGTTCGGGAGATATTCTAACAAAATTTGGAGTAAGTTTGAGGGATGATTTAAGTCTCATTATTTCTAAAGAAAGATTTGAAGATTTTATTGCTCCATTTTTATCTACAATGGATCCTGAAGAAATAGAATTATCAACTCGCCCAAGAGAAGGAGATATTGTTTATTTTCCTTTAGGGCAAAGATTATTTGAAGTTAAATTTGTAGAGCACGAACAACCTTTCTACCAATTAGGAAAACTTTATGTTTATGAATTAAAATGTGAACTCTTTGAATATGAGGATGAAGTTATTGATACTTCAATTGATGAGGTTGATCAGACAATACAAGATCAAGGATATATTGCGACCGTTCAACTTATTTCCTCTGGTGTAAGAGCAGAAGCACGTACAAGTCTTACTTCTGGATATATTAAAAATGTGTATCTCATAAATGATGGTTATGACTATAAAACAGCACCAGTTGTTTCAATTGGTACTGCACCATCTGGTGGATATAATGCATCAGCAGTTGCAATTACAACTAGTGTCCGAGGCACAAACTCCATAAAGTCACTGTACTTTACAAATACTGGATTTGGATATACTGTTGCCCCAAGTATTGCATTTAGTGGTGGAGGGGGCGCTGGGGCAGCAGCTACTTGTGAAATTGAAAAAACATATTTTGGTATACAAGAAATTATATTAGATAATTCCGGAAGTGGTTATGCAACTGCACCTACAGTAACATTTACTGGACCATCAGTTGGTTGGGGAGTTACTGCAACTGGTATTGCTACTGTGGCAAATGGATCAATATCACAAATACTAATTACAAATCCTGGAATAGGATATACTGTTGCACCAACAATTACCATAGGTTTACCTTCAATTACAACTGGAGTAGGAACTTATCGTTTCAATGAAATTGTAGTTGGTTCTAAATCAAAAACAAGAGCTAGGGTTAAAAATTGGGACAAAGATACAAATATTCTTCAGGTTTCTATCACAGATGGTCAATTCTATCCCGGTGAATTAATCATAGGTGTTGGTTCATCAGCAACTTATGCAGTTTCAAATTATGAAAGTGATGATCTTTATAATAAATATGAGGAAAATAAAGAAATAGAAGAAGAAGCTGATCTTATTTTAGATTTTTCTGAAGAAAATCCATTTGGTAATTACTAATGTTAGGAACTTATTACTATCACCATATAATTAAAAAAACAGTTACTGCTTTTGGTACACTGTTTAATAATATTTACATTAAACATCAAGATTCTACTGATGATATTATTTCGGAAATTAAGGTTCCTATTGCATATGGTCCAGTTCAAAAGTTTTTAGCACGTATTGAACAGCAACCAAATTTGAATAAGCCAATTCAAATTACATTACCAAGAATGTCTTATGAAATTAATTCTATTCAATATGATGGGACAAGAAAAACACCTGCTACCCAAACATTTAAAGCAGTAGAGGGATCAAATTTAAAGCAGATATACATGCCGGTTCCATATAATATTGGTTTTGAACTTAATATTCTTACAAAATTAAATGATGATGCACTACAAATCATTGAACAAATTTTACCTTTTTTCCAACCCCAGTTTACAGTAACAATTAATCTTTTAGACAACTTAAATGAAAAAAGAGATATTCCTTTTGTTTTAGACAATATTTCTTTTAAAGATGATTATGAAGGAGATTTTTCTACACGCAGAGCATTAATTTATACTTTACAATTTACTGCCAAAACTTATCTTTTTGGTCCTGTTGCACAATCTTCGGATGGATTAATTAGAAAAGTACAAATTGATTATTATTCAAGCACAGATACAAATACGGCAAAACGCGAAATGAGATACACTGTTGTTCCAGATCCAATTAATGCAAGTCCAAGTGATGACTTTGGATTTACTGAAGAACTAGATATATTATCTGATGCTAGATCTTATAGTCCACCACAAGGAAAAGACATTTAATTTTAAAGTATGACTAAAGAATTTGAAACGATTGGCAAGGCTTTAAATATAAAAAGTGATATTGTTAATGTGTCACCAGAAACTACTGAAGTCGAAGTAATCGAAAAAGAAAGACCAACTGAGTCTGATATTAAAAGAGACTATGAATATACTCGTGCAAATTTATATTCATTAATTGAAAAGGGACAGGAAGCAATTAATGGAATAATGGAACTTGCTGGAGAAGGTGGTTCTCCTAGAGCATATGAGGTTGCAGGTCAGTTAATTAAAAATGTTGCTGATACTACAGATAAACTAATTGATTTGCAAAAGAAACTAAAAGAAGTTGAAGAAAATGTTTCCAAAACTACAAACAATGTGACTAATAATGCACTGTTTGTTGGATCAACTGCCGAACTGCAAAAATTACTTAAACAAGGTTTTCTAAATAATAAAGAGAAATAATATTTTTTAAATGAGTTGGTCTGACAAATACAAAAGATCAATAGATTGTGGCAATCCGAAAGGATTTTCTCAGAAAGCACATTGTGCTGCTCGTAAAAAAAGAGCAAAAGGTGAAACCACTAAATCAAAATCTCCTTTTAATGAAATGCATCAAGTTAAATCTCACAAAACCGTTGAGCAAATAGCAAGAAAGCACAGACTTGATGTTTCTTTTGTAAAAAAACAACTTGAAATGGGGATTCCCATTGAACATGAGCATACTAAAGATAAAGATCTTGCAACTGATATTGCTCTTCAACATCTAGATGAGATTCCAGATTATTATACTCGTTTAAAAAAAATGGAATCAGATGCTAAAAAGCATCATAAAAAATTTAAAGATGTAAAAGAACATTGTGGATGCGAAGATGATGCAGTTCAAGAACTTGAAACTGGATTAAAAAAATTAGATGACACTTCATATGATTCTATTGATCATTTGATGCGACGTATTATGAAAAAACATGATATGACGGCAAAACAATTACATAATGCTTTTGTAAATAAATATAATAAAACTCCAGATTCCTGGATTAAAAATTTAAAAGAAGGAACTCTACATCATTGGTTTAAAGGTTCTCGTTCTAAAGGGGGAAAACCTGGATGGGTTCAAGCAGATGGTTCACCCTGTGCAAATGAACCAGGAGAAACTAAAACGCCTAAATGTTTTAGTAGTGGAAGATTAAATGCATTAAAAAGAAAGGGTAAAAAGGGTGAAGCATTAATTAGATCAGCAGTTCGCCGCAAACGTGAGCAAGATCCAGGGCAGCAAAGTAAATCTGGAGCAGCTAAACCAACAATGGTCCAAACGTTTGCAAAAGGTAAAAAAGATCCGCGTTATGTAAAAGCAGAACCAGGAATTAAAGAAGCAATGGAAATCAACGAAGCACAAAAAGATAAACCAGGCAAAGGTAGCGGTAAAAAAGATGCCTGCTATAACAAGGTTAGATCTCGTTATAGAGTTTGGCCTAGTGCATATGCTTCTGGAGCACTTGTAAAGTGTCGCAAAGTCGGTGCTCAAAACTGGGGTGTAAAATCTGAAGATGCAAATATTGAAACAACTGATGACATGGATTCTCCAATGCATTCACCACCAATTCATTTTCATGACAATGTAATTAGATATTGTCCAAAATGCATGAAAAATGAAAAGGCATCTGAATGTAAGTATGGTAAAAGATATTGGAAATTATTCTCAATGCCAACATCTTTAACTAAAAAATATAGTCCAAATACTCCACATCCAGGAAATTTTCCAGAAAGTTTTGAAATAGATCCAGAATCTCATAAAAAATTACAAAAGAGAGAAAAGATCAGAAATTTAACCGTTAGAGGGGCAACTGAAGGGGAAAGATCTGCGGCCGCTAAAAAGTTAGGTTCAACTATACAATATTCCAAACCAAAACTTAAAGAACAATCTATTACTATTGAAGATGCGAATGGTAATTCATTTGCAGAATTTATTGATATTATTGGACCCAATCAAATTGAACCAATTGTTCATGAAGGTTGTTGGAAAGGATATAAGCAAGTTGGTATGAAAGAAAAAAATGGAAAATCTGTACCAAATTGTGTTCCAGTAAAAGAAGCAAAGGGTCATGGAGGAAGTCCTGGTCAAGAATACATTGATCCAATGAAAGGTAAAACTTTTTCTCCTGCACCTAAGGACTTGAGAAAAATGTTTAATATTGGACCAAGAGGATCTGTAGGGCAAGATCCAAAAAATTCTCCAGGTAATACAAATTCTGCAACTTCAGATTCCAAAAAAACCTTTGAGCAGTTTATGGAAGATTGGCAAAAAGTCAATCGCCAAGATAAAACCGATGGTTTGAGTCAAAAAGCTGTTAATGCATATCGTCGTGAAAATCCTGGTTCAAAACTTCAAACTGCAGTAACAGAGAAAAAACCAAAAGGTAAAAGAGCAAAACGTCGAGCTTCATTTTGCCGTCGTATGAAGGGTATGAAGTCAAAATTAACTTCAGCAAAAACTGCAAGAGATCCAGATTCAAGAATCAATAAGGCTCTTCGTCGTTGGAAGTGTTAGTATGCAAGAATTATCAGAACTTTTTAAATTAGTTGCTGAAGAAAAAAGAAGAAAAAAACAAATTGAAGAGGAAGAAGAAAAGACTATTTCCGAATTAATTAATGCTGAGGAATCTGTTCAAAATATTTTTTCACAGTTAGCTAAACCCAAAAAAGTTAAAAAGAAAAAAAATTCAATTCAAAAACAAGAAGAATCTATAGAGTTACCAGTAAAAGAAAAAATAATTACTGAGGGTCTTTTAAATATACCTCCTGATGAAAAAAATCCAGATCCATTAACTCCATTAAATCAAAATTATGTAACTTTAGATGATTTACAAAATCATTATAAGTTATTTTTAAATAGAATTCAACAACAATTATCAACTCTTGGTGGAGGCGGTGAGACTAATTTGGCATACATGGATATGCCACTTACATATATTACTTCATCATCTTATACAATAACTCCACAAGACTATTATATTGGTGTTAATTATGCTGGAGCAGTTACCATAACACTTCCAACACCTAGAAAGAACGGAAAGGTATACATAGTAAAAGATGAACTTGGAGAAGCATCCAAGGGAACGAATAGATATATCACAATCCTTCCATCAGGTTCAGATAAAATTGACGGACAGGATAGAGCAATTCTTGCATATGATTTTGGTTCACTTACTTTTGTTTATAGAAACGGTTGGAGGGTAGTTTAATGTCTCATTTATATCAACCAAGTTTAGACCAGCATGATGCATTTGGTCGTTTAAGAACTTCAAGTCCAGTTACACTTTTTGATTCTTCTCACAGATATAGAGACAATAATCTTTGGAGCAATTTAATTGTTGGTACTGGTTCAACAGTTGGATTTGTGACAACACAAGGATTGGTCAACTTGACAGTTGGAACTGGAAGTACTGATTCAGTCATCAGAGAAACTACAAAAGTATTTTCATATCAACCAGGAAAATCATTGCAAATAATTAATACATTTGTAATGAATGCACCAAAAACAAATCTTCGTCAGAGAGTAGGATACTTTGGTGCTGATAATGGAATTTATTTTGAAATTGATGGTTCTACTGTTAACTTCGTAGAAAGAAGCATTGTGACAGGAACACAAACTGAAACTCATACTCCACAATCACAATGGTTATATGATAAGTTAGATGGAACTGGTCCTTCTGGTTATACACTTGATCCTTCTAAAGGACAAATTATGTGGACTGACATTGAATGGTTAGGATTGGGAACAGTTAGAGTTGGTTTCGTAATTGATGGTAAATTTATTCATTGCCATTCATTTCATCATGCAAATCTCATTCAGTCAACTTATATTACAACAGCATCATTACCTTTGAGATATGAGATTACAAATACTGGAGTTACAACCAGTGCAAGTACAATGAAACAAGTTTGTTCTACTGTAATCACTGAAGGTGGTTATGAACTTCGTGGATTGCAGCAAGCAGTTGGAACTGCAGTTACATCACCAGTATCTTTAACCTCAGCAGGAACATATTACAATGTTGTTTCTTTGCGTCTGAAATCATCACCGGATAGATTAGATGCAATTGTAATTTTAACTGCAATTTCACTTTTAGGTTCTACAAATAATGCAAATTATAATTGGCAGATCAGAGCAAGTGGAACTTCTTCAGGTGGAAATTGGGTAAGTGCAGGAACGGATAGTGCTGTTGATTATAAACTTGATGCAGCAACTTATAGTGGTGGAAGAATTTTAGCAGAAGGATTTTTTAATTCGTCCCAACAAGGTTCTGTGCCAGTTGATATTCTTAAAGAAGCATTATTTAAGTTTCAGTTAGAGAGGAATGGACTAAATAAAACTCCTTATGAATTGTCACTAATTTGTTCTAGTGATACCTCAGGGGCTAATGTTTTTGCATCTATGGACTGGGAAGAGATTAGTAGGTAATTTTTATGGCAGATAATGTTTATCTTGGTAACCCTAATTTAAAAAAAGCTAATACTGCTATTGAATTTACTGAAGAAAATATCATAGAATTTTTGAAGTGTAAAGAAGATCCAGTTTATTTTGCAAAAAATTATGTAAAGATTGTTTCTCTCGATCATGGTGAAATACCTTTTAAAATGTATCCATTTCAAGAAAAATTAGTAACAAATTTCCATAAGCATAGATTTAATATTTGTAAAATGCCCCGTCAGACGGGTAAATCTACAACTTGTGTTTCATATTTGTTACATTATGCGGTATTTAATGACAACATCAATATAGCTATATTGGCAAACAAAGCATCTACTGCTAGAGAACTTTTAAGTAGACTGCAATTTGCCTATGAAAAGTTGCCCAAATGGATGCAGCAAGGAATTTTATCATGGAACAAAGGTTCTTTAGAATTAGAAAATGGTTCCAAAATTATCGCCGCGTCTACTTCTGCATCTGCTGTCCGTGGCGGATCGTATAATATCATCTTTCTTGACGAGTTCGCATTCATCCCGAATCATATTGCTGATGAATTCTTTGCCTCTGTTTATCCTACTATTTCGTCAGGTCAAAGTACAAAAGTAATTATTGTATCTACACCACATGGTATGAATCATTTCTACCGCATGTGGCATGATGCAGAACGAGGAAAAAATGAATATGTTCCAACAGATGTTCACTGGTCTGAAGTCCCAGGTAGAGATGAGACATGGAAAGCGCAGACAATTGCTAACACATCTGAACAGCAATTTAAAACAGAATTTGAATGTGAATTTTTAGGTTCTGTTGATACTCTTATTTCTGTATCAAAACTTAGGAACCTTGTTTATCATCAACCGATTAAAAGAAGTGCAGGATTGGATATTTATGAGGAACCCAAAGAACAAAATAATTATTTAATTACCGTTGATGTGGCTAGAGGAATTGGTAAAGATTATTCTGCATTTATAATTTTTGACATAACAGAGTTTCCCTATAAAGTTGTTGGAAAATATAAAAATAATGAGATTAAACCAATGCTTTTTCCAAGTATCATTAATGACGTTGGAAGAGCATATAATGATGCTTATATTTTATGCGAAGTTAATGATATTGGAGACCAAGTAGCAAATATCTTACATTTTGATTTAGAGTATGATAACATTTTGATGTGTTCTCAAAGAGGAAGAGCAGGTCAAATAGTTGGATCTGGATTTAGTGGTAAAAAATCGCAATTGGGTGTTCGTATGACTGCCGCAGTTAAAAAATTAGGATGCTCCAATTTAAAGACTTTAATGGAAGATGATAAATTAATGATGTTTGATTATGAGATTATCTCGGAACTTACCACTTTCATTCAAAAACATAATTCTTTTGAAGCAGAAGAAGGTTGCAATGATGACTTGGCAATGTGCTTAGTCATTTTTTCTTGGCTGGTTGCTCAAGAATATTTCAAAGAAATGACAAATAATGATATAAGAAAAAAAATATACGAAGAACAAAAAAATCAAATTGAACAAGATATGGCTCCTTTTGGATTTATATCTGATGGATTGGATGAAATAATGGACATATATGTCGAACCAGAAACAGGAGATCGTTGGATGAATATTAGTAAGAATAACTTAAATGAATTTCATGAGAATTGGAATACTGATGAATATGGTGATCGTTCTTACATGTGGGACTATCGATAAGGGGCAGAATTTTATAAATACTTCTAGAATAATTCTGGAACTTGTAGGGGAATACAGATGGCGCTAAATTTAGCATCTCCTGGCATTGTAGTAAAAGAAATTGATTTAACGGCTGGACAGGTAGCTCCAGTTACTAGTGGCGTTGGTGCAATTGTTGCTCCATTTGCTAAAGGACCAACTGATGTACCAACTTTGGTAGCAAATGAGAGTGATTTATTAAAGATTTTTGGTGAACCATATAATACAGATAAGCACTATGAGCATTGGTTAGTTGCATCGTCTTATCTTTCTTATGGTGGAGCACTTCAGGTAGTAAGAGCAGATGACTCTGACCTAAAAAATGCTTTTGTCGGAAGTGCATCAAGTATTAAAATTAAAAGTCTAACCGATTATAATAATCTTGGTTACGATTTAAACACAATTACTGGTGTTACATTTGCAGCAAGAGATCCTGGTTCTTGGGCAAATGGAATCAAAGTTGCTATGATTGATGCAAAAGCAGATCAGGTAATCAGTATTGCATCAACATCTGGTCTTTTTGTTGGGTATGGTGTCACTCAACCATTAACTGGAGCAGTTGCAAGCGTTGGATCAACTTCTCTAGCTAGTGGTTATTTGAAAGGAATCATTACTGAAATTGGAAACAGCACAATTTCGGTTAAAGTTCTTTCACAAGTATCAACTGCAAATACATCAACAACTGTTGATTACCAACCTTTTGGTACATATGCATTCAATACTGCTTCTAATGTTGTAGTTTTTAATAACAGTGGAACTGGAATTGCTACAGTAACTCCAACTAATATTCTTGACTGGTACGACCAACAAACCATTACATTATCAAATTCTACAATTAATTGGAATAATATTGCTCCTCGCCCAGCAACATCATCCTTTGCTGCGGCAAGAAATTCAAGATTTGACCAAATTAACGTTGTAGTAATTGATGATTTAGGTTCAGTAACAGGAAATGCAGGAACAATTCTAGAAAAACACCTTGGTCTTTCAAAGGCTACCGATGCTGAGTTCTCAGTTGGAAGTCCTTCTTATTGGAGATCATATATTGCAAATGGTTCTGGTGCTATTTTTGGTGGTGGTGCACCTTCTGGATTAACTGCTACTGGTTTTTCAAATGCATACACTGTTGTAACAAATACAGGATGGGATCAACCAGCAAGTAATATTATTTTTGGTGCTTCTGGATCAAATACTTATACTTTAAATGGTGGTCTTGACTATAATGGTCAAGCAGGAATTACAACAAGCGGTTCATTAACTGCAACTTTAGGAAACATTTCACTAGGTTATCAAAAGTTCATTAATAATGAGCAGACTGAAGTTAATTTTATTTTGATGGGTTCTGCAAATTATGATAAATCTACCGCTCAAGCAGTAGCACAACAATGTATTGCTGTTGCAGAAGAGAGAAAAGATGCTATCGCATTTGTTTCACCTAATCGCCAATCATTCTTGGTTGACACTGCTACAGGATCTGCCACAGTATACTCGGATGGCACTATTACCGATAATGTAATCAGTTTCTATTCTTCAATTCCTTCCACTTCTTATGGAATTTTTGATAGTGGATATAAGTACATGTATGACAGATTTGCAAATACTTTCCGTTGGGTTCCTCTCAATGGAGACATTGCTGGTCTTTGTGCAAGAAATGATGCAAATAATTTCCCATGGAATTCTCCAGCAGGTACACAAAGAGGTGGAATCTTAAATGCGGTTAAACTAGCATATAATCCAACTAAGTCCCAGAGAGATCGTCTCTATACAAATAGAATTAACCCAGTAATCTTCTCCCCTGGAGCTGGAATTGTTCTATTTGGTGATAAGACTGGTGTTGGTTATAATTCTGCATTTGATAGAATTAATGTTCGTAGACTATTCATCTACCTAGAAAAAGCAATTTCTGGTTCTGCAAAAGATCTACTATTTGAATTTAATGATGAAATCACCAGAACAAATTTTGTAAATATTGTAGAACCATTCTTACGTGATGTACAAGCGAAGAGAGGAATTTTTGACTACGTTGTTGTTTGTGACGAAACAAATAATACAGCAGCCGTTATTGATGCAAATGAATTTGTTGCTGACATCTACATCAAACCATCAAGATCAATTAACTTCATTGGTCTTACATTTGTTGCCACCAGAACTGGTGTCGCCTTTGAAGAAGTAATCGGACAATTCTAATTTAATAGAGGTTTAAAAAAATGGCAACCAGAAATCAAATTAATCCCCCATCACTAAGAAAGATTAGTGATTTTAAGAGCAAGTTAGCTGGAGGCGGTGCTCGTCCGAACCTCTTTGAAGTTGTTCTATCTTTTCCTGCTTCCGCACCAACAGATACGAATACTTTAGATAAATCTAGATTTTTGATTAAAGCAGCTGCTCTACCTTCATCTACTGTTGGACCAATCAATGTTCCTTTCAGAGGAAGAATTTTAAAAATTGCTGGAGACAGAACATTCGAGTCTTGGACTGTTACTGTTATCAACGATTCTGACTTCGCAATTCGTTCTTCTCTTGAAAAATGGATGAACTCCATTAATCGTCTTTCTGATGCAACTGGAGCTACTGATCCTGCACTTTATCAGGCAGATGCTTATGTTTATCAGTTAGATCGTGATGGAACTACTTTGAGAGCATATCACATGTATGATATTTTCCCAACAAGCATTGCAAGTATTCCTCTTTCATACGAAGAAACTGACAGAATTGAAGAATTTACCTGCGAATTCCAAGTTCAGTGGTGGGAAGCAATTAAAGGCAGTGGCACTAATGCTGGTGGAGAAGACATCAATTAATAGTTAATAAATAGATAAAACAGTCATTCAATAATATAACATGGCAGGTGCAAGACTTTTTGGTTTTTCTATTGATGATTCTGACGATAGGTTAAAATCTAAATCAGTTATTTCCCCCGTTCCTCCTAATAATGAGGACGGGGTTGATAATTTTATTGCAAGTGGATTTTATGGTCAATATTTAGATATTGAAGGTGTTTATAGAACAGAATTTGACCTAATCAAAAGATATCGTGAAATGGCTTTGCATCCAGAATGCGATAAAGCGATTGAAGATATTGTAAATGAAGCAATCGTTAGCGATCTTTATGATTCTCCAGTTGAAATTGAATTATCAAACTTAAATGCAAGTGATAAATTAAAAGATACTATTAGAAAAGAATTTCAATATATTAAAGAAATCATGGACTTTGATAAGAAGGCCCATGAAATTTTTAGGAACTGGTATATAGACGGTAGAATTTATTATTTAAAAGTAATTGATATTAATAAACCAGAAGATGGAATATTGGATCTTAGATACATTGATCCAATGAAAATGAGATTTATCAGACAAGAAAAGTTAGATAAAAATAAAGAATTATATAATTATGGAAGAGTTAATGAAACTCAAAAAACTTTCAATCCAGAAATAGAAGAATACTTTTTATATACACCAGCTCCTGGTTATCCTACAGGAATGATTTCTGGCGCTGGTGGGCAAAAATCAATTAAAATTGCTAGAGATTCTGTAACTTATTGCACATCTGGTCTTGTAGATAGAAATAAAGGAACTGTACTTTCATATTTACATAAAGCAATTAAAGCACTCAATCAACTTCGCATGATTGAGGATTCTCTTGTTATTTACAGATTATCAAGAGCACCAGAACGTCGTATTTTTTATATTGATGTTGGAAATCTTCCTAAAGTAAAAGCAGAACAATACCTGAAAGAGGTAATGTCTCGCTACAGAAATAAACTCATTTACGATGCAAACAGCGGAGAAGTTCGTGATGATCGTAAATACATGTCAATGATGGAAGATTTTTGGCTCCCCCGAAGAGAGGGTGGTAGAGGAACTGAAATTACCACTCTTCCTGGAGGACAAAATCTCGGAGAACTTACTGATATTGAATATTTCCAAAAGAAATTATATAGATCATTAAATGTTCCAGAATCTAGAATTGGAGCAGATAGTGGATTTAATTTAGGAAGATCTTCAGAGATACTCCGCGATGAATTAATGTTCTCAAAATTTGTTGGTAGATTAAGAAAAAGATTTACTAACATGTTTGCGGACATGCTTAAAACACAATTAATTCTTAAAAATATCATAACTCCAGAAGACTGGACGTTGATGAATGATCATATACAGTTTGATTTTCTTTATGATAATCATTTTGCAGAACTTAAAGAATCAGAACTTTTAACCAATCGTTTAACATTATTAGCAACTATTGAACCATATATTGGTAAATATTATTCAACAGAATATGTTCGCAAAAAAGTTCTTCGTCAAACTGATTCGGAAATTATTGAATTGGATGATCAAATTAAAGATGAAATTAAAAAAGGAATCATTCCCGACCCATCCCAAATTGATCCAATTACCGGAGAACCTTTACCACAACCCACAGATCAAGGAATGGGAGAAAATCCAGCATCTGATATTGGACAAGTTCCTATTGAGCAAGATTTAGAACAGCAATCTGCTATGAATGCCCAGATAGAAAAAGATTCTAAAGATGCACAGATATAAATAAAAGATAGACATATTTAAAATTTTTTATGGAAGATCTTATCGATTTGATTGCAACTAATGCATCTCCCTCTGAAGTTACTGATGCAATTAAAGATGTTCTTTATGCAAAAGCGGCTGAAAAAATAAATGAAATTAGGCCATATGTTGCATCAACAATGTTTGATAACGAAACCGAAGAATAGTATCAAGGATAAAAATAATGTCATTAAGAGTTGTTCAAACGTTTCCTAAATTAAGTCCAACTTCATCAGTTTCAGTTGCTACAACTGGAATTGCACTAAGAAGTGGATATATTCGAGTTTCTGTTGCTGCAACTGCAGCATACGTTGATATTGGAAATTCTCCATCTGCAACTTCAAGTTCTTTTCATGTTCCCGCACAAACTGCTCAGGTATTTAAAGAAAGAGTTGCAAGACAAGTAATTGCTGGAATTGTTACCGGAACTACTACTTTTATTAGTTTTGGTGAAAATAACGGCAATCCATTTACTACAAATGATTATGTAGCTATTGAAAATGCTTATCCAGTAGGAATCAACAGTGTACATAGTCAAGTAATTGCAACCACTGATTCTTCAATTACTATTAATTTTAATAGTAGTTCTTTTACTGGAATTGCTCTTACTACAGCGACAGTTGCAAGAACAATCAGAGTTTCTGCACTAGGTCAAAATGGTTCAGCAGATGTAAGTGTTTCTGAAGTACAAATCGCAGGTACAATCTAATGAAACTAATCACAGAAGAAGTACAAAAAGTTAAATTTATTGTCGAAGGCAAAGGTCCTGAGAAAAAAATGTATATTGAAGGAGTTTTCCTTCAAGGTGATATCTGTAATCGTAACGGAAGAATGTATCCTGTAAACGTTCTTTCTCGTGAAGTTCAAAGATATAATGAAAATTTCATTAAAAAAGGACGTGCTCTTGGAGAACTTGGACATCCAGATGGTCCAACAGTAAATTTAGATAGAGTTTCCCATCAAATTGTTTCTCTTACTCGTGAAGGAAATAATTTTATTGGTAAAGCAAAATTACTCGAAACTCCAATGGGTAAAATTGCAAAATCATTAATCAGTGAAGGAGTAACTCTTGGTGTTTCTTCTCGTGGTGTTGGATCACTTAAAATGACCAATGAAGGTCATAAAATTGTCGGTGAAGATTTTATGTTAGCAACTGCTGCTGATATCGTTGCCGATCCTTCTGCTCCTGATGCTTTTGTTCAGGGAATTATGGAAGGTAAAGAATGGGTTTGGGAAGGTGGTATTCTCCGCGAAAAACTTGCTGAACAAACAAAAGGTAGAATTAATACCCTTGTTGATCAAAAAACACTTGAAGAGCATAAATTGAATTTATTCAATGAATTCATTTCAAATCTTTAATTTATAAATAAATATAGATTATATACAAAGAATCTAAAAATGTCCGTTGGTAAAAATTTACAAGAAATGGAAAACGTAGTAACCAAAGGAGCCGCATCTGCAGAACCAATGCACAAGTTAAAGACTGGAATCGCTCCAGGACAAACTGGTGCATGGGAAGATCTCGGCGGTCCTACCCCAGAAAATTATACAAATGACCCAGAAGGTCCAGCAAAACTTAGCGTTCCTGGTTCCGGAATTAAACAGGTAAAAGATGTTGTTAACAAAGGTGCAAAATCTGCAGAGCCCATGCATCAAATGAAAGTAAAGGAAGCTAAGGAAGAGGAAGAAGAAGAGGAAGAAGAAGAGGAAGAAGAAGCCGAAGGCGGCAAGAAAAAATCTTCTCTTCGTAAAAAGATGGAAGAAGCTCTTCGTATTCTAGAAAAGAAAGAAGAAGAGGAAGAGGAGGAAGAGGGTGAAGAAGAAGAGGAAGAAGAGGAAGAAAGTGGTAAAAAGAAAAAAGTTAAAGAAGAAGTAGAATCTGAAGAGGAAGCAGAAGCAGAATCTGAAGAAGAAACTGAATCTGAAGAAGTAGAAGAAGAGTTTGACATCGAAGAAGATGTCAATGCTCTCCTCGCTGGTGAAGAACTCTCCGAAGAGTTCCAAGAAAAGGCACGTACTATTTTTGAAGCTGCTATTAGATCAAAAGTTTCTGAGATCAAAGAACAACTTCAAATTGCATACGAAGAAAAACTCGTAGAAGAGCTTGTAGAAATTAGAAGCGAACTCGTCGAAAGAGTTGATGCATATCTTGAGTATGTTGCCGATGAGTGGGTATCAGAAAATGAACTCGCTATCGAGTCCGGTCTTAAGACCGAAATGACTGAATCATTCCTTGTCGGAATGAAGAGTCTTTTTGAAGATCATTATGTAACAATCCCTGAAGAAAGATATGATGTACTTGAGAGTATGGTAGATAAGCTAGATGAAATGGAAGCAAAACTCAACGAGCAAATCGAAAAGAATGTTGCTCTTAATAGGAGATTAGCTGAGTCAGTTACCGATGTAATTTTTGGTGAAGTTGCTGAAGGTCTCGCACTTTCGCAAAAAGATAAACTCGCTTCTCTTGCCGAAAATGTTGAGTTTGATAGTGAAGATAGCTATCGTGAGAAACTGGTAACTTTGAGGGAATCTTATTTCCCATCAAGAACAACTAGTGCTCCATCAAGAAACACTGTTGATAATCTTGCTGAAGAAGTTGACTATACGAACAGCAATGACGGTCCAATGGCTCGTTATCTTCAGACTCTAAGCAGAGTTTCTAAAAAGTGATTTTTAAATTATATCAAACAAACACAACACTTTAAAAAGAGGTAAAATCAAATGCAAGGATTCAATGCTGAATACCTGCAGGAGAAGTGGGCACCACTCCTTGACTATGAGGGTCTCGATCCAATCAGAGATTCACATCGCAGAATGGTAACCGCTGTTCTCCTGGAGAACCAAGAAAGAGCAGTCCGTGAGGAGCGCGAATTCCTCATGGAAACCCCAACCACTTCCGCTAACGCTGCAGGCGCTTCCGGTGGTTTTGGTGGTGGCGCTACAGCTGCAGGTCCAGTAGCAGGTTTCGACCCTGTTCTGATCTCTCTGATCCGTCGCTCGATGCCAAATCTGGTCGCTTATGACCTCGCTGGCGTTCAACCAATGAATGGTCCTACTGGACTCATCTTCGCAATGCGCTCACGCTATGGTACTCAGAGCGGTACTGAAGCACTGTTCAACGAAGCAGATACTGCATATTCTGGTCAGAGCAACCAGTTCAATAACACCGCAGGTTTCGTTGATGCTACTGTAGGTCTTGGTACAACCGCCCAGGGTGGTGTAAACCCAGGTCTTCTCAACCCAGTTGGTACTGCTTCCTCAACCGCTTACAGCGTAGGCGAAGGAATGGTAACCGGTGACGCAGAAAACCTTGGCGTTTCCAGCGGCCCTCAGTTCAACGAGATGTCATTCTCGATTGAAAAGGTAACCGTTACCGCTAAGTCACGTGCACTGAAAGCTGAGTACTCATTAGAACTCGCTCAGGACCTCAAGGCAATCCATGGTCTGAATGCTGAGGCTGAGTTAGCAAATATTCTCTCAACTGAGATTCTTGCTGACATCAACCGTGAAGTTATCAGAACCATCTACAAGGTCGCTGAAGCAGGTGCTCAGGTAAACACTGCAACCGCAGGTATTTTCGACCTCGACGTTGACTCCAACGGTCGTTGGTCAGTTGAGAAGTTCAAGGGTCTGATCTTCCAGATCGAGCGTGATGCAAACGCTATCGCCCAGAGAACTCGTAGAGGGAAGGGTAACATGATCCTCTGCTCTGCTGACGTTGCTTCGGCACTCACCATGGCAGGTGTTCTTGATTACACCCCTGCGCTCAACGCAAATCTTCAAGTTGACGATACTGGTAATACCTTCGCAGGTATTCTCCAAGGTAAGTATCGCGTATACATCGATCCATATTCGGCAAACGTATCTGCTAACCAGTACTACGTTGTTGGATACAAGGGTACTTCCCCATATGACGCAGGACTCTTCTACTGCCCATATATCCCTCTCCAAATGGTACGTGCCGTTGGTGAGAACACCTTCCAGCCAAAAATCGGCTTTAAGACCCGCTATGGTCTTGTTGCTAACCCATTTGCGGAAGGTACTACCCAAGGTCTGGGTCGTCTGTACACCAACAGCAACCGTTACTACAGAAGAGTACGTGTTGACAACCTCATGTGATCCATTTTCACAAGGTTTAATTGAAGGGTCCTCTGGACCCTCTTTTTTTATCTAAATACAAATAAAAATCATGGCAAGTGCATTTGCTAATCAGATTACAAATAGAAATTTCCTATCACCAGTAGGATTCAGATTTACTTTAGCAAAAGAACCAAAAGCGGCATTTTTTTGTAATGCTGCTAGAATACCAGAAATCAATCTGGGTAATGCCATACAACCATCATATCTAAAAGATATTCCTGTACCTGGAGATAAAATTGAGTATGGGGATTTTTCTCTTAAATTTTTAGTAGATGAAAACTTAACCAATTATATGGTAATTCATAATTGGATTACTGGGCTGGGTTATCCAGAAACCACAGAACAGTTTAAAACATTAACCACACAAGATGGGCAAAGAGATTTAAAATTACAGTTTAGTGACGGTTCCTTACACATTTTAAATAGCAATCAACAAGCAGTTGCTGTAGTTAAATTTAAAGATTTGTTTCCGATTGTACTTTCTTCACTGGAATTCGATTCAACTCTTGCGGACACAAACTACTTTACAGCAGAGGTCACTTTCAAGTATACTGTATATGATATCCTAGGTCCAAACGGAAAAGCTTTATGAACCTTGATCAAATTCAGGAGATGTGGCAGAAAGATTCTGTCATTGATGCTGATAATTTACATGATGAATCTTTAAAAATTCCTCAACTTCATTCTAAGTATTATACACTTTATAATACTATTACTTTGTTGCGCGAAAAGGCAAGAGAAACATATAATAAAGTTAAACTTGATCGTTACAATTACTATACTGGAAAAGCTCCACAAGAAGTTTATGTGGAAGAACCATTTCCTTATAAGGTAAGAGAAAAGGATGCAATACAAAGATATATGGATGCAGATGATAAATTGAACAAAATTGATCTAAAAATTAGATATTATGATATAATGTTAAAGTTCCTGGAAGAGATTATAAAAACCATTTCAAACAGAACTTATCAAATTAAAAACGCCATAGAGTGGAATAAATTTCAAGCAGGATTCAATTAAAAGGGGGGCAGAAATGCCCCTTTTTTATGTCAATAAATATTTTTGTATTGATATGAACGTATGTCACATTTGGTTATATCTAAAAAGAATGAGGTATATCTTCAGGTAAAAGCAGAACCACACGTATATTACGAACTCGCTGATCAATTTACCTTTGATGTACCTGGGGCAAAATTTATGCCTCAATTTAGAAGCAAATATTGGGATGGAAAAATTCGCTTATTTAATACCCAAAACGGAGAGATATATGTTGGGTTATTAGATAAGGTCATAAGGTTTTGTGAAAATCATGAATATACTTATGAATTTTCCGACAATAAATTTTATGGACTCCCCTTTGAAGTAAATGAAGGAATTTCCAAAGAGGGAGTCAAAGATTATATGACATCAATCAGTAGACACGCCCCACGCGATTACCAAGTTGAGGGAGTATACGACGCTTTAAGACATAATCGAAAGTTATTGATATCTCCAACTGCATCAGGAAAGTCTTTGATGATATACTCAATTGTGAGATATTACGTTGAGAAAGGACAAAATACTCTGATAGTCGTTCCGACGACATCCCTTGTAGAGCAGATGTATAAAGACTTTGCAGATTATGGG